CCCCAAAAGATTGGCACACTTTACAGCATACCCACCAGTCAATGTAAAATTCCCGCCCGCCGGTGCTTTGTCAGTAAATTCCGTCCCATCAGGACTTATCCACAAGAAATCAGCATCCACAAGACCGGCAGCAGTAAATGTAGGATCAATGTCTACAACAGCATCTAGCGTGAAACGCATATCCCGCGACTTCGCGGATAACATACCGCCGCCAAGCGGTTTTGCAAGCGGTCCGGTTGTAAGTGCTGAAACCATAGTATTAGTTCCTCGCCCCGAAGCATCGCAATGCGACGTAGGATTCAGAAGCGGCATACAATTCGAGGGCATTTGCATCGGCGACGGCGATGGGTATTACTTCTCCAGCTTCGGAGAACTTTGCCGACGTTGCAGTTGCAGATGCGCCCATTTCCATACGAATCGCAATCGTAGTTTCTGGAATAATCGCGATTGCAAGCGTTCCGGCAGGAAGCTCGCCGCCATATTTAGTTTGTAAATCTTGCGAGGTAGTATTTACCGTAAGTCGCTTCGATGCGATGATCTTTAAGTCGCCGTTTGCGATGGCGGCGGAATCGGCGGGGTTGTTGGAATGTCCGGCTATGCTATCTTTCAAAATAGCCACAAGATCGGCGGCGGTTCCTTTGATAGAAATCGTCGATAAATCGATGTTGTGGAATGTATGAGATTCGCCGGGAACCCAAGCTACCTCGACGCCGTTTTCGCCTTTGAAAGTTACGTTGCCGGTATTACCCGGCGCGGCGGAAATTTCAAAAGTTCCTTGGGTTCTGGAGGATGCAAGGGCGACGAATTCGGTCGTTACGGTTTTTATGTCCATATATGCTTGGTTCATTTTTTTAACCTCTTGCGTTTAATCGCGGATTTTGTATGTAAGGGTAATAACGCTCGTAAAAATATGTTTTTCGGCCAGTTGTTCATGGTCGTAAAGCGGATCGTTTTTGACTCGCAACCATTTCGCCGCGGCGTAGCCGGTTAATGCACGATGCGGGAAATAAGCGACGATTTCTTCCACTAATTCGGCCAGACCGTCGGCGGCGGTTTGGTCGATCGGCCCGTCGGCGTTGTCGGTAGTTGCGACACGCTTTTGAACCGCAATATCGACGGAAATTTCGGATTCAAGCTGCGCCCGGTTTGCAGGTTCGATCTCGATCGAGTTTGGAACAACGGTTACTTTCAAGGTCGAAAAATCCATGTTCTTAAATAGTGGGACGCGCATTCTCACGGCGACGATCGCCTGGGAAAATCGGCCGGCGACGTTTAGTTGCGCGACGATTGCATCTGCGAGTTGTGTTCTTTTTGCGGCCATTTCTTCAATTTCTTATTTTCAATTTGCAAGTTTCAATTATGAGAATGAAGCCCGAAGAACCGCGACAACGGCTCCGCCGATGGCGCCGGATCCAATCATAAAAGCGACAAAGCTTGCGAATTTAAGTTCCATTTTTTCGATTCGTTCGTTTGCTTTGCATTGTTCGCGATGCACTTCCATCGCTTCGGCGATCGCGGATTTGATAATTCTTTCCACCCAGGTTTCCAAGGGTTCACGTATTACAGGATTTTCGGCGTCTTTTTTTCCCGGCATTATGCGGTCTCCGTCAAAATAAGGTTTGAATGAATACGGAAATTTGCCGGACCCGAAGGCTCGACGGCGTTTGCTCCACCAGGGGCGGCGACTTCGTAGGTTTTTACGAATCCGCCTTCGGTTATTTTGATTCGATCTCCAGCCCGGGGAGTTACTACCGCCGAAGCGATAACCAGGTCGGCCGCGGCGATGATCCAATCGACAGTTTCGGTTTTGATAGTAGCGCCGGATCCGTTGTCAAGTTCCCATTCGCTTTTGCCGCGGGTCGCTGTAACGTCTACCGAGGCGATGCCCCGGTAGAACGCTACAGTCAACCCAGCGACGGAGCGCAAAGCGGTTTGACCAGCGGTCAATAAGTTTTCAAAAACACTTGGCATGTTTTGAATTCACTCTCCGGCCGATGCGGCCTTACGATGAGGATTCAGCGGACAACAGGGTTTCGGTGTTGACAACGGAATCAGTCGGGACGATCGGGACGCCGTAAGCCTCTTCGGGGATCGGGGCCGGGGCGCCGGTTGCGTTGGTTGCCGTTCGGCTGGATCGAAGCTGGCCTTGTGAGCGTTTTGTCATAAACAAAACGTCCGGGCCTTCACCGACCGGGAACTTTTCGAGCAGATCGGCGATCAAATCGTCGGTCAGGCCTTTGCCGGTATCTTCGGTAAGATTGCAGATTCGGCCGCCGGCGTTGTGGTTTGTGGTTTGCAGTCCGACATAGCCGGAAATCGACTGCGACCATCCCCACATTTTCTTGCCGTCAGCGTCGTAAATCTGCGATCTTTCGGTTTCGCCTTCGTCCAGTTGCCCGCCGAGGCCCCATGCGTACTGGAAAGCATCGACGCCGAAACGGACGGCAAACACGCTTGAGCCGGTTGCTGCGGAGCTACCGGCGGCGTTGACGACCATATCGCTGTCGGTGTACGGAAACAGGCTTGCAAGGCCAACAAAGCCGGCCGCGTCGGCGTCGGTTCCGTAGTACGTCTGCGAGGCGATGTGACGCATGGCCGCGACTATATGGGCCGCCCGCTGGATTTGCAGGGCTTTATCAACGCCCCATTCGCAGGCCTTGGCGATCGCCTCGTCGATGTCCCAGGAAGCATCCAAGAACATGCAGTTTACGGCGCGGGAAACCAAGGTCGCCTTGGTGGTTTCGCGTCCGGCGTTTCCGGCGCGGAAAGCGACGGATGGCAGGGCGGTTTGGACAAGAGTATTGTAAACCGTTTTTTCGATCGGCGATGCGGGGAACAATCCGAGTTCCGGGAATCGCTTTGCGTTTTCGATAATCACGCCGATAAGTTCTTCGCTGTTGTTGACGGACAGGACGTTGGCTGATGTCATTCTATCATGTGGCATTTTTTTATTCTCCTAAAGTTTTGAAAATTGTTTCAGTTGTTTTTCTGGTTTCTTACTTTGCGTTGTCAGTTATTCTGACAACGGCCTTTTTGCGGCGGGCGGCGACAGTTCTTGCAGCCGCTTTCTCATCACCGTTGAAGATTTCTGTCCACCGGGCAAGTTCGGCAGCCTCGTCGGCTGCAGCCTCGTCGGCTGCAGCTTTGTCGGCTGCAGCTTTGTCGGCGCCTTCCTGGAATTCGGCGGGATCGGGTTCGCCGATGCCGGCTTGGTCAAGACGCTTTTGGAGCGATGCTTTTTCGGCCGTTACAGCGTCAAAACGCTTTTCCAAAACGTCACTATACTTTTGCCCGCTGGTCCACAATGCGGCGCCTTCGGAGCCGAATCGATCGGCAAACCGCTTACATTCTGTTTGGGCGGCGGTTAGTTCGGCGGCGGCGGTTTCAGGGGTTTCCGTTTCGACGGCTGCGGGGGTTTCCTTGCCAGCCTCGGCGGGGGTTTCGGTTGTAGCCGTTTCGACGGTTTCGACGTTCGCGTCGTCAACCTTGGCGGCGGGGGTTTCTTCGTTTTCGAGTTTGCTTTTGTTCTTGCTCATTTTTTCATTCTCCTGGTTGGAATTTTGATTGATAAAAGTTACAGGAAAGTCGCGAGCATTATCGCCCGCGAATTCTGAATTTGTGTTCATGTCGGCCCCATAAGGGCAAACCGCGACGCCTCGCAAGTTCCATTGTCGAATTACGATTCCGGGGCCGGCAAAATCAAAGCCGTTTACCTTGACGGTCGCTTCGCCCGAAACTTCCTCAATTACGGTCGGCCCGGAAAAGTCGATCGATGCTTCGTAAGGTACGCCGGCGGCGGATTTGTGTAGCACTTCGTCGACGCGATCGGAATCCTTAAACGGGACCAAGGCCCCGGACGTTACAAGATCCGGGACTCCATCTTTGCCGGGCTTTTGGTCGAATTTGGAAAGGTAGCCCATAACCTCGCGCGAATCATGGCAGTAATCGATAGGTATTTTTTGTTTGTGAAGCTGCATACCGTCGAGGTCATGGACAACCCTACCCCACCACCAATGTTCAATCGGCTGGCCGCTTCGGGCAAGCATTTCGATCGGTGCGGTTTTGGCGTTTTCGCCGTTGGATCCGAATTGCAATTCGCCGCCGGTCATTTGCAAAGCGGCGGCGGGAACTTTATCGATATCGCGGGAAAATTTTTGTGGGCTTTTTGTTGCGCTAGGCGTTGTCATCTTGTTTATCCTTTGCGTTTTCGGTTATTCCTACAGCGGCGGGGTCTATTTCCGGCGGAAGCCCCATTTCTTCACGCATTGCCCTTTTGCGTTTCTCGAATTCGAGATTTTCCCGCAAAATATCGTAAGCATCATCGCCACGCCGGCGGGCGATGCGGGTTATTGAATCGAGGTTCTTATCAATAGCCATCACGTCGGCTTTAAGGTCGCGAAGTTTGTCAAGCCAGGGCATTCCGGCGGGGATCCAGTCGAAAAGCAGATCGTCAAGGACCATCGAGCCGGGTAAAACGAGTTCGCCGCGGAGAATGGCGTTTTGCAGCGTCCAGGCGGTCCACGATTTCAAAAGATCCTGATTGCCTTCCCGTTTGGGCTTGGCGGATTTTTCATAACGTAAAATGTCAGCTTTTTGGCCGTTATAGTTCACCTTCGAGGCGTCGAAAAACGAGTATGGAATGTCAAGAGCTTTGAGAGATAAATCAATCATGGCGCAAAGGAAACTTTGGAATTCGCCTTCGGGGGTATTTGTCGAAAGGAATTCGGCTTTGTCGCCGGGTTCAAGGTCTATCTTAAACGGGCCTTTCCCGGGATCCACTTCGTAGCGATCGTCGTCGGTGGTAGAATCGTCGTCGGTGTCGGTTGCGCTTTGGGTAGTTCCGAAACCATCGCCGGCATTATCCATCGCTTCGCGGAGAAAAACCAGACCGAACATTTGCGCGACTTTGGCCTTTGCCATCGCCAGATCAAAACCTTCGTAAGTATCCAGGAGGGAATTTATCGCGGGGGCAAGCGGGGAAATTCCGCGTATCTGGTCGACTCGCTCAATATACGCATGATGCCATATATGCCGGGCGGGGATTAGTTTTTCAAATTCAAAACCGCCGCCAAGGTTACCACGCTTGCAAACGATTACGGATTGGATCCGGCCGCCGGCGGTGGTTTTTACGCCATGCGTAAAATCTTCGGCTTTGTAACCGGATGGAACACTCGAATTTGTGTTTGGAGTTCTTATCCGGTCGGATTCGATGATTTGAACATGGCCGCTTGAAAGTTTTATCCAAAAGCAATCGCCGTCTACGGTTCGGCTTCGTTCGGACATTTGCAAAAGTCGCGACAGACTAAACCGGCCGGAAACATCGCAGTTTTTCGCGAGCGATGCGGCTTTGATTATTGCTTCGATTTTGTTATCCATCGCGTCGTTACTGTTACGCGACTGGAAGTTAAACTGCGTAACGTATGCCAGATGTTGGCGGATCATCCAGGCGGCGATTGTAAAGTTTCGGGGGAGGTCGCGGGCCGTTGCAATCAGCTTGCGGCGATTGGCGGCGGGGAGTTGTTTATCTTCGGATTTTGTGGTTACTTTTTGAGAACGCCGCCGGCCGGTGGACGTTGTGGCGTCGTATCCGAAAAGTTTCGCTCCGATTTTTTGTAAAAGGTTCGGCATTTTTGTATTAAATCCCGCTCAATTTAATTGTTGAAACAACCGGCTTTCGGTTTGTTTCTATAGCGACTCGCTTTTTCCAATACGCCCATTTTTTCTCGAGGTCGGCAAGCGATACGCTTTGGCCGTCTACATTTATCGAAGTCAATCCCGCGCATTCCAAAAGCATCGCTTCGAGTTTCGTTACCATTTGGGCGGCATGTGTGTCGGCCATTGTTTAATAACTTTCAATTCGTTGGTTTATATACCGGCATAAAAAAAGACCGCGCGGGGGTTCGGCCCCGAACGGTCTGTTTTTATGTAAGTTGCTGGTAGCTAACCTTCAACTCGCCGGTATTTGGTTTTGACCAAGTTCAGCTTTTATTTTGACAACAATTTCCACCGCTGCAACCATCAAAAAAAGATTAAATCGATTTTATCTATTTAATTTTTAGACGCCGGATTTCCATTTTTTCGGATCAAACGGCCGGGAAATCAGGATTTGCATTGCGCCGCAAGATTTACAGCGACACCGTCGGCGTTCAATGCTTGTATATTTTTTTCCTTCGCGTTCGCCGGCGTATTCCTGGGTCGATATTTTGGCGATGACCTTCCATTCCGTCGATCCGCAAGCCCGACATTGTGTTAATTCCTGGTTGGAAATGGGGGCGGGGGCGTTCGGGGTTCCCGGTTTGCGGCCAGGGTTGGCGGCTTTCTTCTTTGCGTTTTTCTTTGCCATTGTTCGATTCCTTTCGTTTTGGCGTTGGTTAGTTAATTAAAAATATCGAGCTTTCCTTGCTCGTTTTTTCTTCGGGGTTTTTGTAGCCTGGGGGATCGCCGGGGCCAGCAGTTGACACCCGCAAGTCGCCGCCGCCGCGCAGCATCCTACCAGGCAATCCAAAAAGTGATTATCCGGCTTATGCGGCGGTTGTTTGTATTCGTTTACCGTACGGCCGCGGCCTTCGGTAGCGATGCGATATTCCGCAGACCAATGTTCAGAAATCAAGCGATGCGTTTCCGGCGATGATCCGAAAAGCGTTATCGCTCCAGGATCGCCGATCGGCGTTGCAATCCGGGCATGGGCGAAAGTTTTCCAGTGGTTTGCATCTATCAGCAGTCGGCGGACGCCATGTTTGCCTTGCGGAGCGGATAAATAACAATGGTCATAATGCCTTTGGCCTTTGTGATGCTTTCTTTCATCCCAGGGCAATGACGAGGCTCCAACAGGTAAGCCCTTCGACGGGACAACAACGCCTTTGAATTTCGATTGGCTGCAATATAAGTCTACGACGTCTTGGTTCCAGCCGGAATCTATCGGGCAGCGAGAAACGCGCATTTTTGCGCTATCGTCGCGGATAAATTCATGGGTTAGAATGGCGGCTTGGAGTGTTTTTGCGGCGGGGAAGGGGTTATCGCCAGCAAGGATTTCCAGCCCGGCATAAATCGCGGCTTCCTCGCCCGCGGCTTTCTTGGCGGTTGCAAGAGTTCGGCGGGCTTCGCGCTGGGAATAATAACTTTTCTTTTGGTCTGGATATGATCCGTAGTCGATAACGTATCCGGTAAAGTTCAGATCCCATGCGATGACAGTCCAATACAATAGTTTTTTGTGAACATCGATGGCGGCGGTTAAGTATTCGCACGATGTCGGGATCCGGCCTCGCTTGCGACGGTTTAACTTCCCGGCGATCTCGTCGGCGTTTGGAATCTCGTCGTCGGTCGTATCGATCATCGGTTCGTTTTGACATTCCGCCCAAAACGCCGATTCGTCGCGGAGTTTTAAGTTCATGGCGTTTTGAAGCGCGGAAAGTTCGTCGGGATCATATCTCGACGGCCAGGCGACTACCGCGCCGATGTCCATCGCGGCCCGGTTGGATTTATAAAATGCCGTCGCGTCTCGGAAATCCTTATGGGCTGCGAATGAAGTATGGTAGATCTTTGAGTATTCTTCCCAAAGTTTCGAGTTTTTGGGGAATTCGTAGACCATCTTTTTTCGGATCCCGTTCCATTCGGGATGATTTTTGCGATCCAGAATCTTGTCGGCCATGTCGCCGGCGCGAATTACAGTACAGGGCATTATTGCGGAAATCTTTTTCCCCGGCCCGGCCAGGTAAAGAATATCGGCGGCCAGTATCCGTTCGCGTTTTTCGTTTTGAACAGCCGACGCGGCGGATTCCGGCGTTTGCGGGTCGTCGATGATTGCCAGGGATGGGCGGAGAACGGTTCCGGCGGCGGTTGTGTGCTTCATGCCGCGAATTCGGCCCATAAGCCCGGTTACTTTGATAATGGTTCCAGATGTCGGGGCGTCTGCGATCGTCGGGAAAATCAACATGCCTTCCGTCCAGCGGATCCGCGTTCGGACGCCGACGCAGGTCTGGCCTTTGCAGCGATTGGCGATTCCGTCCAGGCAGCGCACCGGGTAGCAGATCTCGGGGAAATCTTCCAGCAATAAATCGTTGGCCTCAAGTTCGATTTTGATTGAATCGAGAATTTCGGTTGCGTGGGTTTTTTCGGCGCCGATCGCGGCGATCATTTTATGCCGGGCATACAAAGCCGCCCAAAGTACGGCGCATTCGACGATCGAAGTTTTGCCGGATCCGCGGGGCATGGATTCGGCTTGCAGTCCGCCGCGAAGGATTACCCTTTGGGTTTGTTTGATAACGTCCAGATGATCGTCGCTCCAGGCAAGACAGAATCGCTCGGGGAAATATGTTTCGCAGAATTTACGAAAACTCTTGCGGCAAGCCTCCCGGCGTTCTGGATTCTTGACCGGCGGGATCGATCCGATGTCACGGCCGGAAGCCGAAGCGGCGGCGTTGCGGTTTCGCTCCCGATCGCGCTTGGCGTCGTAAGCGCTCTGGCCCTTGGCGGTTTTCGGATCGACGGTTTTTCCCGGACTATTGAACATCCGCAACCTCTCCGTATTTTTCCGCCATTTCCAAAAGCTGTTTTATCGCGCGGAGGGCGGCGGGGTAGTCGGCAATCTCCACCATCCTGCGGTAAAGATCTCGCGTCGCCTGGAAGCAAAACCCGATCGTTACGTCCCGGGCAAAATGGGCGGATTTCTCGAATTGCTCCATCGCGCCCATAATTAAATCGTTGGCGATGGCGGCGGGGAAATTCTCGGCGATCGCCTCGCGAATATCGGCTTCGGTTTGGCCGCCCAGGATCCATTCAACCGCTTGATTTACCATCGCTTCGCGATCCAGCTTCGGGGCGGGATCCGCGGCGGGGGCTTTCGCCAAAGCCTTTTTCGATGCGGGCTTTTTCTTCGCGGGCTTCTTGCCGGCTGGTTTTTTCGCGGCGGGCTTACATTTTTTTGTCAAAGTATTTTGTGATTTCTTTCGGGCGGGCATTTATCAAACTCCGTTTTTGGCGCCGGAAAATTTCGTCCATGATTGTATTTAGAAAATCCGCCAGATGCGGATCGTGCGAGATTGTGAAATCCTCAAAGCGGGGATTCATGTTGAGATTCATCGAGGTACGCAAAACCAGCTTCCATTTGCTATTCTGGAAAATCGCAAACTTGGAATGATTTTTCGCGATCCGGCAAGAATCGACGCCGAAGGTTTTTCGGATAGCCTGGGCGGCTGCGGGATCCCGGCGGGCGAATGTGAAATCAATAAGCCAGCGGGATCCCAGCAGCTTCCCGGCGGCTTGCAAGTCGGCCAGGGTTTTGATTTCCTTCCGGGCGGCGGTCCATGTCGAAATCGTAATATGCGACGGGCCGATTATATCCAGTGTGGCAACCCATAAATCTAAAAGCGAAAACTGGCCCTTGGTGAATCCGAAGATCTCGACTCGTTTATTTAATCCCGCGATGGCTTCGGCGGCGGTTTGCCGGCGGCGCAGATCCCGGATGTCCCGGCGGGCATGGGTTACGTTCCGCCGATGGGTTGTCGGGGAGGCGATTTTGTCAACGTTGCACTTTTGTACGGTTTCGGAGTTGAGAATCGGGTTTTTGTGTAATTCCAGGGTCATTTATAAAAATACACCTTTCCACCTGTCAGGGATCCGCCCGACAACCAACTCTGCGTATGATTGTGATAGTTTCCTCCGGGGTCGGGAGGGTTGGAAGGCCAGGCAGTACCTAAAAAGTTTTGAGGGGAAATTTCGAGGGTCGAAAGGCCCACGTTTGCAGGGGCAAAATGCACCGCTTTTGGGTCGTTTTTCAAACGTAATGAAAAAAATGGGGATGTCTTTATTCATAAGGAGTTAAGTTCATTTATATTGTTGATACTACAAATTATCGCCGGTATTGTAATTTAATGACCTTTCGTAGCAGTGGATCGGAATCCCGGCGGCGACGATTTCCATCGCTTCGCGGGCGGCGGTTTGCCGTTCGTCGTTGTAAATCATCAGGGTTCGGGGGTCTCGATGTCGGGTAAGCGCCATCGCCCAGGCTACGTTCCCCGATGATAGTCGAAGGAATTCGGTAGCCGCGAAATGTCGGAATGAATGGGGGTTTCCTCGAGCTCCGACGCGGCGGGCAAGGGCCGTTGTCATTTCATACAGTCCAGTTGGTGTTATTCGTTTGCTTTTGTCCATTCCCCGATGGAGGGTCGTAAACAGCGGGCCGGGTTCGTCGCCTCGATATTCAATCCATCGCCCGATCGAATCGGCGACACGGATCGGGATCGGGATCGGCGATCGTTCTTGGCCCCAACGTCCTTTGGCCAGGATCTCGACCTCGCGGGCGTCGATGTCCAGATATTTGATGTCCAGGGTAATAAGTTCGTTTTTACGCAGGGCCGAGAATCCAAGCAGTTGCAGGATCGCCGCGTCGCGGACTCCTTTGGCGTCGTCGCGGGTTTCGCAGATCTCCAGCATTTCGATCATTTGTTTACGGGTCGGGCCGGACGTATCGCGGATTTTCTGCGGGGCGGGTAGTCGTTTTTTGATCGCCCAGGAAATAACATCGTATTGATGGGCCATGGTAAGCAATCCCAGGATCGAATTTACATGGCGGCGGGCGGAGTTTAGCGATTTATGTCGTAATCGCAGGTAGTCTATAAAATTATTGATCGTTCTGTCGGCGGATCCGCGGTCCATTGAAACGATCTTTTCGACGGCCTCGACGTTATCTTTTACCTGGAGAAATTCCGCCAGGATCCGCAGATCCGCGGCGTATGCTCGGGACGTATTGGCCGGGCGCATAAGATGCGATTCGAGCAATTCGACGGGGGATGTGTCATTCCAGTTTGCGGCCATGGTTTAATTACCTATCGTCTCCGGCGTTGCAGTCCCACAGACAAGCCGAAAGAGTTGTAAACGCATACGCCGCTTGTAGCGGGACAACCCCGTTACCGAGGATTCGTAATCGCTCCACCCGATCGGCCATCCCATCAGCCATTCCACAAATCGCGGGTTCAAACGCCTTGCGACTCGCCCGCCCGCGTTCGCGACGATTGATTCCAGGCGCGGCCAATCTATAGAGCCGTCTGGCTTGATGCAATATGGCAAGTCTGTTAGCCGCCAGCGCGGGTTCAAGCGACGGGTCGATTTCGAGGATTTTTCCCCATTCTGCGAGGTCGTTTGGTCCGGGCGGAAACAATGGGCGACAAAATTCGGCAGCTGGTCGAGATGTTTCCGGCCCGTTCCGTTCTCCAGATGCGCCGGATCGTTCGCTCCCTTGTAATCCCGACTCGCAGGAGCCGGCCAGTTGTTTACATCCGTTCGCAGCGACTTGTCCATCATTCCCCCGGTTGTTCCCGATGAGTCCGCAGCGGTCGGAGCGGCCCACATTTGGGCTTGCACTTCCACGTTGGGATAACAGCTCTCCGTCCGGTCGCCCATTCGTTCGATGTACCCTTTTTGCGATTCGTTCGGCTGCACCACTCTCGGCGTCAACCACATTTGTTTCGGTTCTGGATACACCGCTTGTTCCCGCAGCGTCGAATGGGTTGTTCTCCCCGGCCGGTTGTTGTCCATTTGTTTTTTTAATGCCGCTTCGTTTCTCGGATCCAGAGCGTCCATTACAGTTGGAGTAAGCCAGGATGAACAATCTTTCTCTCTTTTGGCTTGCTCCGATTTCCGACGCCGTAAACAGGCATGCCGTAATTCGGTAGCCCAGATTTCGTAGGTCGTTTCCGACTCGATCAAACCCAAGAGAGATGTGGCCTCCGACGTTCTCAAAAAGACACAATTCGGGTTTATATGCTTCAATCGCTTCAACGATTGCCGGCCAAAGATGTCGAGGGTCTTTTTCACCACCTCGATCGCCGGCGCAGCTAAACGGCTGGCAGGGGTATCCGCCGACGATAAGCCCAAGGTCGATTCCTTCCATAAAATCGCGGAATCGTGGGCTTGTGAGCGTTTTAACGTCAGACCACACAGGCGCCGAAGGTAGGGTTTTCGTTTCAATGCGTTTTGCCAGGAGCGCCGCAGCAGCGGCTTCCCGTTCAACATAGCAGACCGGTGCGAAAGTTTCGGGACAGGCGATGTCGAGTCCAAGTTCGAGTCCGCCGCCGCCGGTACAAATTGAGAGGGTATGTATAGCCACATTTATTACTTTCAAAAGTTCAAAAGAGTTTTGCTGGTTGTTGCGGTTGTGGTTTTTCTTCGCTGGGGAGCTTGGGCGGGTGGGCGTATAAGGGTTTTTGATATTCCCCGAGTCGTTTTGCGAATTCTTTTTCGGACATACCCATCGCGGCCGCCGCGTCGCTCAAAAGGATATATTTTTGTCGGCCGGCGTCAAATACGCGGGCGCCTCCGTAGTCTCGCTCAAATCCGCCGATCTTGATTTTTCCCAAACCAGCCATTAGTCCCATTCCGTTTCGGTTTTTGTGTTTGCTTTGATCTCGACTTCGATCGGAGTTTGTGAATTTTGTAAAAAATTCCCTGGCGGGGTTTTTGTAGCAGGTTCACCGCCGGATAAGTCGATTGGCTTATCCGGTAAAGAACCTCCCATCTCGGCGAGTTCTTTTTGGAACTCTTTCCATGCGGGCAATGTCGACGGCTTCGACATTCCGCGGGGGCCGCCATTATGTACACGGATTAAAACTTCCCAATTATTCGCCGCCAGGGCTTCGGGACAATATCTATTCCAATACCACCAGCAGACCCATATCGATTTGCGGATAGATTCGGGGTTTCGTCGATCGGCGTAGCTCCATTCAGGGCCGCCGGCGCCGGAGTATTCGCAAGCGTCTAGCCAAAACAGTTCGCCAGCTTGCAAACCGCCGATTTCGCCGGCCTTGCCGGGCTTTTTCGTTTGATAATCCGATTCGGCTTTCCATAGGGCGACGAAAAGCATTTTGAGTTTTTCTATTCCCGCCGGGTATTTAATATCGAGATCGCCGTCCCATCGGCCGCCCGTAGGGGCGGGGAACATTATTTGATATGCAATTCGGGCTTTTTCTATCGTCGCGGGATCGAGCGGTTTTTTTTTGCCCGCGTCGATGTCGGCGGCTTCATTCGCCATGCAGTCCAGGATCGGCATTTCGGTCTGGACGGTTTGTTCATCGGTTCCCAGTTGTCCGGCCATCCAATCGACCATGTGAAAACATAATCCCATTCCGGCGATTGACAGAATTACAACAGCGACGGCGTTTCGATTTTTTTTTGTGTTTTTGAAAAGTTTCATTTTTGCGATTCCTTTCGCTTGGTTAAAGTTTCGAGTCCATTCGGGGGGTTTTATTTCATTCTTGTTTTTCTGTATTGTTCATTTTGGAAATCCGCTTCTTGTTTTTCTTCCCACGCCAGAATCGCCGCTTGGCCTTCGAGAATATCGATTCGCGACGGCGAGTACGGCCGGGCTATAACTATTTTCAAAAGTCGATCTTGCTCCGCGGCGGGGAGTTTGTGATAAAATTCCAATCGCTTTTTTTCGACCGCTTCGCGACGGGCTTTTTCGTCGGCTTGTTTTTTTGCTTCGGCTTCGGCGGATGCAGTTTTCGCGGCGACGGCGACGGGGGAATTTGCATTCGCACCGCCGAATTTCGTCGCGGTTTGGCGGGCGATATGTTCAAGGAACATCATCACCACGCCGAAGCCGTAATTTGACAGCCCGGCGGTTTTGCGATATTTTTCCGCCCGTAGCAACACGTCGGCGGTTATGTTTTGCATTTGCAAATCGCCAGCGTTGTAGCGTTCTTCGATTTTTGGCGTCCATGTCACGGGCATTTCGCTTTTGAACGCAGCGCGGTATGCCGCTTTGATTTTTGCGGTAATTTCTTCGAGGTTCATTTTGGGATTCTCCGATTCGTGAAATTTCGGATTTTCTTTTTCTTCTCCCCCAGGGATTGAAAAATTTTCGCTCGCGCGTTCTGCGTGGTTATTAAGTGGAATTAAGTGGTTAGATACCGGATTCCGGTACGGTTTGGGGTCAGACCGTACCGCTTTCCGGCATGGTTCGTTCGGATTCCGGTACGGTTCGGAATTTTCGTCACCGCGAACCAGTTCGGATTCCGGTATGGTTTGGGGTTTAACCGTACCGCTTTCCGGTATGGTTTGGGTTTCGACCGTACCGCTTTCCGGTATGGTTTCGGGGTAGTCGGGTCGATTGAAAAAATAGCGGGTCGCCGCCCCGAAGCGTTTTTCGGTAAAAATCAGGCCGGCGGATTCGAGGGTTTTAACAGCTTCGACGGTTGCGGTTTTCCCGTAGCCGCATGTCCGGGCGATCGTAGTAATTGACGGGAAGCATGATTTTTTTTCGTCGAATAAAAAGTTTAATAACGCAATATATACCAGCTTTGCGGCGGGGGTAATATCGAGTTTTTCCAAAACTACCAGCGGGATCGCCGCGTAGGTTCCGGGTTGCAGGATTTCGGATTTTTTCATTTTACGATTCTTCATTTTTTACCTTCGGCGATGTTTGCCCCCGGCGATCTCGGGGTTTTGCTCCATGCGATAAGGCCGTACACGGCCAGGACTATAAAGATCACGTCACGGGCGGCCATTGCGAACATTGCAGCGTATAGATGCACTCCGGCGGACATGGCGTTTGATACAAACCACAGGTAGAAGCATTCGCGGCGTCGGTGGTTGTTTAATATCACGCCGGCGACGGCGATTACGGTTATGATGGATCCGACGATTTCGGTATAAGATTCGGTCATTTACGCACCCGCCGGAAATTCGCTATAAATTTTCCCGTCGAGGATTCGCCCGGCGGTTTTCTTGCCGACGCGGAATGATGGGTTTGTGCCGTTGGTATCGCCGAAATCGTGATACCGAGAGTTAGACCATAATCTAGCGCCGTATCTTTTGACTATCTGGTCCCGCTTCTCGGTCGACAATTGGTTAAGGGGTAGCCACGCCCCCCATTGTTTGAAGAAAAACGGCACGTTTGCGGCTGCGCATTGGTCGCGGATCGATCGCGCCCAGGCCGGGTTCATCGGGCGGGATCCCGGCCTGGATTCCCCACCGCAAATTACCCAGTCGAGATGGGAGAGGCCTTGATATTCTTTTTTTTCGCCAAATTCATACGATGTGCCGGTGCCAGATAGGGAGTTTTTGTAGTAGTGTACATTACCACCATGGTTTCGCCCAGTTGAGCATAAGCTGTCCAGCCTAATCGCCTCGAGCATCGGCTCTACGGAAACAAACCGCACGGCGGCGGGGCATTTCAGCAGATGCGGAATTCGTTCATCGGCGGTTTCTTGATTCTCGCAGGTAGTTCCCAGCCAGACATTCGGGAGCGGCCAATTTATCGAACCCCATTTATCTTCTGGGATTTCCCCAAAACACCGATGGGGATTGAATGGATTATTCATAGTTATCAAAGAGTAGGAAAAATACTCCGCCATTCGTTCGGGGCGCTTAGTAAGAATTTGAAAAATATGTTGCGGGCAGAGGGCAGCTATCGCGAAAACTTTGTCGATCCATTCAAACGGGACGCTTTCATGGAATAAATCGCCCATGCTGCAAACGAAAATTTTCCGAGGCTTTTTCCAGTGCAGGGGTTTTTCAAGAGCCGATTCAACAAACGCGGTTCTGCCGTTCCAGCCCGCGCAGCCATCAACTATTTGTGCATATTGAACCGGCGCATTGCCAGGCATAGATGCGAGCCGCCCGGCCATTTTCGCCGCGTAGCAGTTTTTGCAGCCCGCCGATATCTTGCTGCATCCGACAATGGGGTTCCAAGTTTCATCCGTCCATTCAATTTTGCTCATGGTTGTTTATCCTTATTTGCTGGGGCCGGGATCGCGGAATCCGTTCCGCGTGAAGCATTTCCGTTTGGATCCGTTTGAAAAAATCCCGGCCGGCTTCGGGGCATTTACTCCGTTATTTTGGCGGGCGCCTTTTCAGCTTTTCCGGTATTGCCATCGTTGACAGGCAAGGATCCGTCGAGGTTGCATAGCTTTTTTTGACCGGGGTTTTTTGCAGTCGTTTTCGGCCAGTTCGCAAACAGCATCGACTCGCCGCTTTCTGTTGTTTCCACAAATGCCCCGGCGATCGAAGCGGGGCGGGCAGGTTCTTTTCGCGTAACCGTTGCTTTGATGCCGAACAGTGCTTGTTCGGGGCTATCGCAGGACAGCTTGATTTTAATGGTAAGTTCCGCCGTTGCGCCTTTGGCACGTTCGCCGTATGTTTCCATAAAGCCGATCAGATGTTTTTGTAGCCCGGTCAGGTCGGCGTCCAGGTCTGTTTGGAATTGGCCGTTGCCGATTTGACCAAACGATAAGGGTTGAAATTTCATCATGGTTTTTTATCTCCCGATTTTGAATGGTTGCAGGTTTGCCCGGCGGAACGTCCGCCGGGCGGGGGATGTTTTTTTTGATTTCACGTTCCGATAATCAAAAACCTGCGAATTTCATTTAGCTGCGATTGCCTTCGACATACTTCCAATCTTCCCATGCGGGATAGCCCAGGCCGGTAACGACCCCGTCGAGCTCCGCAAGTTCTTTGACCATCGCGGCAAAAGCATCGACGCGGGCTTGCAGCAGGTCGGGCGATGAAACATCGATAAAGATCGCGTTGTTTTCGGCCGACAAAAGAATGTCGATTTCGAGTACGATCGGATCGGTCGAAACAAACAGCGGAACCGAAATTTTGATTGTGTCGGGGATTTCGATCGGTTGCGAATCCCTCACGCCTTGGATGTCGGTCGTAACCATCAGGCCATTGACGGCTGTTTTTCCGCGGCCTTTTTGCATTTCGATATTGGTCGAAACTTTGATTTGCGAGAACAACAAGGCCAGTTCGCCCCCGGCGGGTTCAACGATTCCCCGGCGGTTTTGCATGACGAATTTTGCGAATGTATCCATCGGAACGGATTCGCCGATAATTCTATCCCACGGCTTAAACAGTGGATGGGTTAGCGGCTCCATTACCAGGGTTTCAAACCCTTCTTTTGCGGTTTCGTCAAGCACAATATCGATGCGTTGCGTCTCGGGATTTGCGAGAACAACCGTATCGGTTGTTTTGTATTTTTCGAGATGGGTTTTCAGCGTTTCCATGTCATAAAAAACATGGCTTCGTGCGCGGCTTTCCATGCGTTCCGGCGCGATGGGTTTATTGACCAGCGTAACAGTAACATTTTCCTTCGGCTCACCGTCGCCGTTATCATCTTTCAGCATTTCGCGGGCGACGGTAATCGCGTTTTGCTCACCGTCCGCAATTTTACGGACAAAATCTTTGATTGTTTTTTCTTCCGACATGGTTTTTTCCTTTTCTTTCATCGTCTAATTTTTTGGTTATTTACTTCCGGCGTTGCCGGTTAAAAACGCACGCGCGTTTTTGTGGTTTTGAATTTACGGGTCGATTTCGGAGAATTCTTTCTTTTCCGGCGGATCGGGGATATTCGGCATATCCGGGACGTTTGGCTTTCGCTGGTCAGCCCGGATTTCGTCGTGGAGTTTTGCAATAATATTGATTGCACCGACTGAAAGTCCCGAAATAGTCAGGACGCGAAATGTCATTTCCCTATTGGCGATTTTTTGAGCAAGTAGCAGATAATTCGAGAGGCGGGCGTTTTCGGATTCGATGGTTGCGGCGGGGTCGGGCAATTTGGCGTTTTGCCGGCCTTGGCTTTCTAAGACCGAAAGCCGTCGGGCGATGGTTTGGTATTGTTCGAGAATTTGACCAGCGGGGTTTTTTCCACCACCACCACCGCAGCATCCGGGCTTATGCCCTTCGGCGGCGGGACGGTCGATTCGGGCGGTATATTTTTGCAGAGCCGCGGAAATCTGGTCGGGTAATTCGACAATGTCTAGTTGTTTCGGATCGGTCCGAAACGCCGCGAGGATCCGGGAGAATTCCAGCTTGACGCCTTTTTCGGATCGTTCGAGAAGTTCCGCGATACGATGCCAGGACGTTCCGCGGGTTGCATGGTCGATAAGGATAATCCGATCGGAAATCGACCATCGATGATTCGATCGGGGGGTTGCAAGGGTAACGGGTTCGTCTTTCGGGTTTGACGCTTTGGCAGGAAAAAGGTTGTCTGGTTTGCTTCCGGCGGCGTCGGGGTAAAATCCGCCGGATTGTGTAAATACGCCGCTAGTCGATTTTTTTTGCGTTCCATCGCTCATGATTTGCGCTCCTTCGCGTTTGAACAAGTTTCAATTTCCTATTTACAATTTTCAATTCATGGGTTTTATGCCGCGGTTACGATTCCTTTTTTGCCGAAAAATTCGCGGGCTTTTCGTTTTGCTTCTTTGCGGCTTTCGCAAAAAATGGTTTTATTGAAAAACTCCCGGCCGCCTTTGGTTTTCACGCCAAGCCGATATTTCCCCGATCTTACAATGGGATATTTACCGCTAAGACTTCCGAAGAATTGTGTTTGTTTCGCTTCCATGCTTTGTTCCTTATTCAATTTGCTACAGGGGGAAAAACTCAATCACCTTGGTTTCTTCCGGTCGGGTTCGCGTCGGCGTCGGGGAAACCAGCACTCGCCGCCGGTTTTTGAAATTTTCGATTTCTTCGGGGTCAATCCTATACGTCGGGCGGCCGGATCCGGGATTCGCCGAAAAGTCAAACGCTCCCAGCGATCCGATGGAGATCGATGCGTAAACGATTTTTCGATTTACACCAAGCCTCGTCGCCGCTTCGGCGGGGGTTAAAAGTTCTGGTTGTTGTGGATTTCTTGCAATCAT